CTCGTGGTCGAAGGCAAGGTTCCGCTGGAGACTGACCGCTCGGCCTGAGCAGCTTCCCCCCAAGACCGACTGGCTGACCTGGCTGGTGATGGCCGGCAGAGGATTTGGCAAGACTCGCACAGGCGCCGAAGCCGTCTCCCACTACGCCCACGAACACCCAGGCGCTCGCATAGCCCTGGTTGCCCCCACATGGCGAGATGTCCACGACACGATGGTCGAGGGCGAGTCTGGTCTGCTGAGCGTCGTGCCGCAGGACTGCGTCAAGCAGTGGAACTCCACCAAGGGTGAGTTGACCTTCACCAACGGGTCGAAGTGCTTCAGCTATGCGGCAACCCAGCCCGACCGGCTCAGGGGACCGCAGCACGAGTTTGCGTGGGGAGACGAGGCAGCGTCCTGGGAACGGCCCGAGACGTGGGACCAACTCCTCCTCGGATTGAGACTCGGTGATAAGCCCAGGGTCATCCTCACCACCACTCCCAAGCCCAGAAGGATGGTCAGGGAGATTCGAGCGCGGGATAACACCGAGACCACGTTCGGGTCCACCTACGAGAACCTGGAGAACCTCGCCCCGGAGTTTGCCGAGACCGTCCTTGCCCTATACAAAGGCTCACGTTATGAGCGGCAGGAGATCTTCGGCGAACTGATCGAGGATGTCGAGGGTGCGCTGTGGACCCTCGACCAGCTGGACAAGCTGCGCGTGGACGAAGCCCCCAAGGATCTGATCCGCTGCGTAGTGGGCGTCGACCCTGCAGGAGGTGGACGCGACCAGACGGGGATCGTGGTCTGCGCCCGAGGTGCAGACGGGCACGGATACGTCTTGGCTGATCGGTCGGGTCAGTTCCATCCCGAGGAATGGGCCAAGCGGGCCATCGCTGCTTACCACGAGTTCAAGTGCGACTCGATCATCGCCGAGAAGAACTACGGCGGCGAGATGGTCGAGCACACGATCGTCACGGTCGATCCGATGGCGAGCGTGCGGCTGGTCACGGCCACGAGAGGCAAGGTGGTGCGAGCCGAGCCCATCGCCACTCAGTACAGCCAAGAGCGTGTCCACCACGTCGGCTCGTTCCCTCAACTGGAGGATCAGATGACGCAGTGGACACAGGACTCAGGCGAGTCTCCTGACCGCATGGACGCCCTCGTATGGGGACTGACCGAGGTGATGGAGAACAGCTCTGCCCTGGCGTTCCTGAACCAGATCAAGGACAAGAAGGCGGTCCAGCCATCCAACGGACTGGCTGCGCTGGGTTACACGCGCTAGATGGCCTTCTGGAGCCGACCGACGGCAGACGAGATCGCGGACAAGATCATTGAGAAGGCCAGCCTTAACATGCCTGGCGGGGTGAAGCAACTCCCGGCAGGCACCACGACCACCACGCTCACCCAGGAGCAGGCACGAGCCTTGGCGAACGGCAACCTGATGTCGCCAACCCAACTCCTACCGCGCAACCCGATGGACGCCGTGGCGAACTTCGGGCCGAGCCAACCCCTACCCTCTCAACCGCTCGACCCTTTGCAGACATGGGGACGACCGCTACCCAGGCGGAGCGAGTACCCGGTCGCCTGGAACCTGCAACTCAAGCCTCAGCGGATCGTGCCCTTCGAGATCCTCAAGGCCTGCGCTGACCAGTGCGATGTCGTCCGTAGGTGCATCGACATCCGCAAACAGGCCATCCAGGAGCAGGACTGGGACATCGCGCTCACAGCCACGGCTACGGCCCAACTCATGGCCAACATGGGCGACGACTCGCTCAAGGGACCGGGCAGCAAACTCATCAAGGCCCAGGCGCTGGGCAGGGCGCAGTTCGCGGATGACATCGAGCGGGTCCGTGGGTTTCTGGAAGAGCCGGACCCGATCAACCACCTCAGTTGGACCGAATGGCTAGGCAACCTGCTGGAAGAGCACTTTGTGTACGACGCGCTCTCGGTCTACCCGTGGCGGGCATATGGCGGCCAGGTCGTCGCCTTGGTGATCCTGGACGGCGCGACGATCAAGCCCCTACTGGATGAGTACGGCAACACACCGCAACATCCGTACCCGGCCTTTCAACAGATTCTTTACGGCTACCCCCGGGGCGAGTTTCAGGCCGCGCCCAACCCCGACGCCGAGTTCCTGTCGGATCAACTGTTCTATCGCCCACGAGACAGGCGCTCGGGCACACCCTACGGCTGCTCACCCACCGAGAAGGCACTACCGATGGCCGACCTGTGGATGAAGCGCCAGGCGTGGCTCAGAGCCGAATACTCAGAAGGTGCTACGCCTCAGCTGATAATGAAGGCGGACGGGACGATGAGCCCCTCCGACCGGGTCCAGCACGAGGCGTCGTTCAACGATGAACTGTCCGGGGACACCAAGGCCCGGCACCGGATCAAGGTCATTCCCGCTGGCTTCGATCCTGTGCAACTGGACGAGATGTCCCAGAAGTACAGCAACGACTACGACCAGTTCCTGATCACCCAGATTGGCTCGCGGTTCGCCGTGATGCCGACTCAGTTGGGGATCATTCCGCAAGGGACTGGCGGCATCTTGGGCCGCGGCACGATGCCGGGCCAGCAGGACATCTCCGAGACCCTTGGCGACGGGCCTCTCGAAGAATGGCTGATCGACGTGGTCAACGCGATCTGCCGGCTGTACCTCGACATGCCCAAGGAGCTGACCCTGACTTTCACGGGCGGAGGGATTGACGAAGACGCCCAGGTCAAGGCGACAACCCAGACCACTCTAGTCAATGGCGGGTTGCGAACCCTGAACGACATCCGGGCGGAGAACGGAGACTCGCTGTACGAGTTCCCTGAAGCCGACATGCCGTTCATCTCAACCATGCAGGGGCCGGACTTCCTGCCAGGGTCTTCAGTTAAACCAGATCCTTTGGGGCCAGACGGCAACCCTCTTCCTCCGAAGGCGCCACCGACCCGTCAGGCGGATGCGCCTAGCCGGTCTGAGGTGCAGATCCGCAAGACGGCAGAGATCGGCCAGTTCCGTACCTTTGCTCAGAAGCGTCAGGGGAAGGCGTGGCGTCCGTTCGAGTTCACCTCGGTCACCCCGTCGATGGCCAGGGCGCTCAACGCAGCAGGCGAGCGAGGCGACGCCTTGGCGATCAAGGTGCTCACTACGGAAACCCTCAAGGCCGAGGGAGAGTGCTGCAACGGCATGACGGCTTCCGAACATCGCCATCTGACGACAGACGGCAAGTGCTGCACCGATCAACCCCCAACCGAGGACAAGCGCTCGCCTAAAGAGTTGGAGGGCAGTCTCCCAAAAGCGGCCGCGCCTACTAAGGCGCTTCCCCCACAGACGCAGAAGGGGGACGAACTCGCCGCTTCGGTCGTGCCAGCCATTCTCTCGGCCCTGGCCGGTGGATTCAGTCCTATTGGGCTGATCCTCGCTTGGCGCGAGGACAGCGCCGAGGCTCGATCCATTTTCGTCGCAACAGAGGAACGTCTTCTACTTGCCGCGCTCAGGCCGATTGCCGAAGAGGCTTACGAGCAAGGCGCGGATATCACCTCGTACTTCCTCCGCACAGAGGTGCTTCCGGAGCCCGGTCTGTCGGATGTCCTGCTCGAACTGGACGTCTGGATCAAGGGCATGGCATCCGTCTCCATCGATCAGATCGGTGACGAGATAACGGCTGGCATCAAGGCGGACGAGACCAACGCGCAGATCGCTGCACGGATTGAACCGATCCTGCACGACACCCAGAGGGCCATGACCATCGCTCGCACCGAGGTGGCGAGAGCGATGGAGACAGCGAGCTACCACCAAGCGGTGGCCGCGCAGATGCAACGCAAGGAATGGCTCACCGCCGAAGACGACAAAGTGTGTTCGATCTGTGCGGCCAACGAAGCCGAAGGCGACATCCCAATCAACGATCCCTATGCCTCGGGCGACCTCAACGCCCCGGCTCATCCTCATTGCCGCTGCACCAGCCTCTGGCTACCAGCGAGCTGACCCTGGAGAGATCAATGCCCGAAGACATCACATACGCCGCGGTAGGCTCGATAACCAAGTCCGGACCTCCCGTGGACGGCGTGTGGTCCTTCGAGGTCAGCAAAGCCACTGGACCCGATCTCGACCTCGACGGACAGGAGGTTGACATGGGCTGGGCCATGCCTGCCATGCAGGAGTGGTTCAAGACGGGTGGGAACATCCGGGAGCAGCACGATCCCAAGCGAGCGGTGGGAAAGGCGCTGACCCTCGAAGAGAAGGAAGACGGCTCCTACATCGCTGGCAAGATCGTTGACCGTGACGCTGGCCCCAAGCTGGAGCATGGCATCTTCAACGGCTTGTCCGTGGGCATCAAGGGCGCCACGGTCATCAAGAGCAAGTCCGCTCCCAATGGTCGGATCGTCGGCGGGAAGATCGTTGAGGTCTCCTTGGTGGACCGGCCGGCCAATCCCACCGCCAAGCTCGTACTCGCCAAGGCGGCGGGCGCAGACGGCGCGTTCGAGGCTGTCGAAGAGCTGGTCGAGTTGGCTGAGCGAGTCGATCACTCCCATTCGCACAACCACTCAGAGGGCCATCACAAGCACGTCCATGTCCACGGGCCGGACGTGGCCGAGCACCGGGCGCTGGACTCCGGCGTTCCGCACAACCACAACCACTCGGAAGAGCAGAGCGATTCCCTGACCGGCTATGGGGACGACCCGTCCGAGAAGGCAGCTGACATCGAGAAGGCCAAGTTGAAGCAGAAGGAGCGTGACGCGCTCGATGCTTCTGACTTCGCCCTGCCGGACTCGCGTGAGTACCCCATCCAGGACGAGAGCCACGCGCGTGCCGCTCTTTCCATGCTCCACAACGCCTCGCCTGAGGATCAAAAGAAGATCAAGGCTGCGGTGCATCGTCGCTATCCCGACATCGGGAGCGATGACAAGGAGAAGGGCGTGGACCCCCTGGTTGTGAAAATCACTCTGTCTGACGAACAGATGGCGGAGATCGCCGAGCTTGTCAAGGGCAAGCCCATCAAGCCAACCAAGTCCCATCCCGACCCTGACGGTAATGGGGACAACGACCTCACCCCTGAAGGGGACACGGATCACGACTACTGGAACGAGGATGGAACCCTAACCGACAAGGGCAAAGCCTCTGGCCTTAAGCCAAAGAGCAAGTCCGCCGACCCAGACATCATCAAGGCCACCGTGGCTGAGGCGACATCAGAGATAGAGGCCAAATGGTCCAAGAGGGTCGAAGACCTTGAGACCCAGATGGCAGAGATCTTGAAGACGCCGATCCCCGGTGCCGTGACCCGAACCCGTCCAACGCTTGCCGCCCAAGTCTCCGCGGAGCGGGCGATGCTGGAGCAGAAACGGGAGCGCCTTATGGATCTCGCCGCCAACTTCCCAGATCAGGATGCCCGCAAGGGGTATGCCGAGATGGTGAAGGAGACGGACGCCGAGATCAAGAAACTCGCTAGCTAAAGGAAACACACATGCCCACGCTGCCCCCGCTCCGAGAGATGTTCGGGGACGGTCTCTCGCAGATTGAGATCGCCCAGAAACTCGAAGAGCTCAACACCGTTTGGTCGGGGATCAAGGAGAAGTCCGTTCGAGGGGACTATCCCAAGCCCGAGATCGGTCGGTTTGCCGACCATCGCGAGCCAGATCCTCGCGCCGCCAAGATGCAGGAGTACCAGCGCGTCATCGACCTGGAGAAGTCGCTGGCTCCCGATCAGATCGCCTCAGTCTCGACTGCGATCGAGGCTGCCAAGCAGGCCCAGGCCGACATCCAGAAGGACTGGAGCTTCAGCTCTCCCTCTCCCGCCCTGGTGCCCTACGACCTCTTGCCAGTTGTCCAAATGCTGGTCAACCACAAGACCCCGCTCTACAACCGGATCGCGCAAGGCCCCGCGTCAGGCATCGCGCACCACTACCTGCAGGTGACGGGTTACTCCAACACCGGCATGGGTGGGAACGCGAACCTCCTGGCGGGCTTGGACTCAGACTCGGTATCGACCGCGTTCGGGCCGATCAACCTCCGCAGGGGTCCGCAGATCAGCTACACGACCAACTCAGGCTCAGTCACGATGATCGAGCACGGCCTGTCAGATCAGGTCAACTGGGGCATCGCCAAGAGCATGGCGGGGCAGATCGACGCTCGCCAGCTCTCGCACACCGGATTGCTGTGGTCCTCGATGCTTGCCGCCGAGCGGGAGCATCTCTACGGACGCGGCAGCCAAACGGGGTTCTCCGGAGCGTTGGCTGCTCCGACCACGATCACCCTCACCGCTGCCGCTGCAGGGGCGGGACAGACCGGGAACACGGCGGACATCGCCACCCTCTACGTCTACGTCTGCGCCAACTCAGGCTCAGGCGATTCAGTGGCGTCCACCGTAGCCACCTCAACTGCTCTTTCGGCCACAACTGGCGACATCATGAAGGTCAACATCGGCGGACCGTCCACTGGCGCGTTCACCTATGACATCTTCTGTGGCACCGCGACTGGCATCGCCAACGCCTATTACTCGGGGTCGACCTCGCAGACCGGCACCGCTGCCTACGTGATCAACTTCACGGGCGCCGGCACGGGTGGAGTCCCGAACGCGGGCACTCAGCCGCCTTCAGCCGATCAGTCGGCAAACACCAACTCCTACGACGGCATCCTGACCGAGGCAGTGGTCAACGGTGGCTACCAAGGGACCGGCCAAGGGACATCAAACGCCTGGGACACGGCCAATGTGGGCAAAGAGTTCCAGGATGCCTTCGGGGTTCTCTACGGAGCGTCCCAAGGCTCGACCACAACCAACAGGTTGGCCGACCCGGACGAGATCTTCCTCACCGCTTCGATGAGGCGCTCGTTCTCCGACCTGATGCAGACCGCAACTTCAACCAACTACCGGCTCACAGCCCAGATCGTTGACGGCAACGTGATCACAGGTGGATTGGTGACGGGCATCCAGAACAAGACCACCGGCAGGGACAATGTGCCCCTCACGGTCCACCCCTACATGCCCCAAGGATGCGCGGTCATCCAGTCCTTCACCCTGCCTGTCCCGGACAGCAACGTCTCCGAGACGGTGATGTTCCGCCAGGTGCAGCCGTTTATGAGCGTGGACTGGCCCGATATCCAATTTTCATATGACATCTCGACGTACTGGTTCGGAAGCCTCGTCCACTACGCACCCCAGTGGTCGGGATGCCTGACGGGCGTCAACGAGTAACTCTCCCCCTCCGGCGGTGAGCGTCCCGACCAGCCCGGGGCGCTCCCGCCACTCTCTCGGAGGATCTTCTTGCGGGTTCTCTGCGCCTATACCAAACTCCATCCGGCGACCAAGGCGGCACTCGACACCTTCGCTCCCGAGACGGAGTTTGTCGATGTCTCCCGTTCGGACTCGGGCTACTTCGACCTGCTGGCTGATGTTTGGCGGCGGCAGGAGACGTTTCTGAACGTCGAGCACGACATCGAGATCCACGAAGGGGTCGTCGAGTCAGCCAAAGGATGCAAGCAGCCCTGGTGTGTCTGGCCCTACGAAGGGCATAGCCACGAGGAACTGACTGGCGCCCTTGGTTGCACCAAGTTCGGAGCGCGACTGATGCGCGATCTCCCGTCTCTGATGGACGAGGTCGGCGACATCCAGGACTCTGTACCTAGGCGGTATTGGGGTCGAGTCGATGCGCGAATTCTCGTGACCCTGCGCGCCCACGGCCTGCGCCAACCCCATCTTCACGAGTCGGTCAAACACCATCTGTACGGAGTCTGAGCCATCGAACTCTTGAGCACCGACAAGGCCGCGACCTCCCTGCAGATCTTTGAGGGCGGGCCGACCTACAAAGCCAACAAGAACGGCGTGGTGAACGTTGAGAACCCCACTCACGCCAAGATCCTGCGCCAGATGGGTGCGACACCGCACCTGTACGGGTCAACCCAGCCGGACACCGAGGTCTGCTCGTGTGGAGGCCGGAAGTTCCCGTTTCAACAGGTTTGCGGGGACTGCTACCGCAAGGAGGAAGCTAATGCCTAAAGGCCAATACCAGCGACGCCCCGTAAACCCAACTCCCGTCGATCTCCCGGCTCCCGATCCCGCACCCGCCCAGGCTGCCGTGGAGCAGGCTGAAGTTGCCATAGCCGAGGCTGAGCAGAAGGTTGAGGAACTGAGCCTGGTGGATGTGAACGACTGCCTCAAGGTTGGTGACTTCGTCGGCAAGGGCAACCGCCAGATCTCCAACACCTACGGCGAGTTCCTGGTTGATCCAGAGACGGGGAAAGTCACCAAGTGCCTGTAGCCAAGAAGGATCAGGTCACGCCTGAAACCTTCGAGACGTGGGTGCGCGCCATCGTGGCGGACGAATTCGAGAAGCGCAAGAGCTTGCTCGAAGAGGCCGTGGCCAAGATGCTGGCTGAGCACGACGCCCAGGCACGGCAGAACGCCGTACTAGCGCGCATCTGATGACCGTCGCCCCCGCGATCTCGCAGATTTCGCGCCCCGAGACCGCAGGGATTCCCTACCTCACCGCACAGGAGTTCACCAACGCGCCGACCGGGGTGCCGATCTCCAATCTATTGACGTCCGGAAACGCTACTCAGCAGATGGTTGCCCTGCAAGCCGTCATCCTCCGAGCGTCGTCTTGGATGGATGTGCAGTGCCACCAGGTCCTGGCAAGCACAACGGATACCGAGATGGCTCGCGGACGGATGCGGCGGGACGGGTCGATCTACGTCTTCCCGCGGTGCTACCCGATCCGAGAAGTGATCTCCGTTGCGGTGAACTACCAGCCCCTCAACTTCACCCCGCTGACCTCGCTTGCCAATGTGGTGCCGCTGAACCGGACCTTTGTGATCTACCAAGCCCCCTTCCCCTTTCAGTCCAACCAGGGACCGATCCAGTTCGGCCCGATAGGGAATTGGGAAGAGTGCTGGGTCCAGTACAGCTACGTTAACGGCTACCCCGTAACCACTTTGGCAGACGCTTGCGCTGCGGCCGCCGACTCCATCACCGTCGTCTCAAGCCTGGGGATGATCCCGGGAATGGTCCTGACCATTTCGGACAACCCGAACACGGAGACGGTCGGGGTGGAGTCTGTTTCGGGCAATGTGGTCACCCTGACCGGAACCACGCAGTACGCCCACGCAGAGGGGATCTACACGTCCTCTCTGCCCGAGGCAATCAAACAGGCGGCCATTCTCGCCACCTCCGGCTTCATCCGCTTGCGCGGATCGGGAGCGGTGACGATGGCTTCGATCGGCACACAGCCTAAGGACGTGGCCGGCGCCGACCCGGGCGGGTTGGAAGACCTGGCCAACGCCAGCCAGATTCTCCACGAAGGCGGCTTCGTAGCCCAGGTGTCGCTGCCGAGCCAACTGTGAGCAGGCAGGGCGTCAGACAGGCCGTCGCGGCCTATGTCAACCCCAACTCCGTTCCCGGGCTGGCGACCATGTACACCGCCTTCCCCCGAGACATGCTCGGCGAGAACTTCACCAATACTCTGATACCCGGAACCATGACCGGTTGTTCGGCCTTTCCGTTCATCTCCACCTCTCACGACCAGAGGATCGGCTTCGGACTCAAGAAAGAGCAATACGAGGTCACGATCCAGTTCGCGTTCGCCTCCCAGCAGCCCGAGGGAACCGACGCGCAGGACGACGTCGACAACATCCTTGATGCAGTGGTTGCCTTGATCCGCGCCGATCCCACGCTGGGGACGGAAGGCAGCACCACTGATCCCATCTTCCAGGCGGGGGAAGGAGACCAGCTGGGGGCCGCAGACATCGTGGTCCGCCAGGAGCTTCCGGTCGTGGTGCCCGATGGCGGAACGATCGTCATTTGGGCGACCGTCGAGTTGACCGTTCTCCAACTTCCCATCGTTGCCTACTAGGAGAGATTCCATGACTTCCTACAAGTTCACGGGTGAGGTTGAGGAGATCTTCCCCTTCGGCCTGCTGAAACCCGGGCAGGAGATTGAACTCCCCCGAGCCGTCAACCATCCGCGCTTGGAGCGCGTCGACAACCCCAAGGACGCCAAGGCCAAGAGGGATGGCGACCACCAAACGTTCATCCCATCCAAATCACCGCAGGCCCACGAAGCCGAATCTAAGGAGAGTGACTGATGCCCACGTTCGCTACTGCTCTAGCTGCCCCAAAACGAACAGTGGGCATCGCCAAGGAGGCTACCAAGGGAACTTGGGTCACACCTTCGGCCACTATCGGGCTGGATACCTTCGATCCCGTCGACAACATCACCGAGCTCCCGGTGACCGGGATGCGTGGCTCGATGGGCACCGACTACGGCATGGTCCCTGGCATCGGTCATTCGGACATCTCGTGCGGTGGCCCGGTCTACCCGGACACTATTGGATGGTTCTTGGCTGGCGTGGGAGGGGACTTGGCAGTCACCGGGTCGGCTGCTCCCTACACCAACGTCATCTCGCTGCTCAACTCTGGGCAAGGCCAACCTTCGTCTCACTCGCTGACCGATGTGTACGGAGCCACCCAGGCGCGTGCATATACGGCCGTCCAGTGGAGCGAGGTGGCGCTTAACTTTGCCGCCCCGTCGTTGCTGAGCTTCACCGCCAAGGGGATGGGACTTCTCTCGACTCAAGAGACCGCGCCCACGCCGTCCTTTACAACCGTGATGCCCTTCCCTGTCTGGCAGTTTCAGGCGACGATCAACTCCATCACCACTCTCTTCGTGACCAAGGCCACGGTGACTATTACCCGGAAATCCACAGTCATCCCCCAGCTGAACGCAACCCAGACCCCGGCCCAGCTCTTCCTCGGGCCGATCTCCTCGGTCGCTTGGAAGTTCACCGTCCTGGGGGACGCTTCGGACACTGCACTGGGTTACTACCTCAACGGCACCCAGATCCCGCTTGACCTTACGGCTTCCTATGGCACCAGCGGAGCCGCGGTGGAGTTGGACGTCCACTCGACAGACGTCGCCCTGACCTCGGCGCCGATCAAGACCGAGAACGACTACATCACCTTCGACTGCTCAGGGACGGCGATTATGAACTCGACCGACGCGGGCACTTCGGGCGGGACGAGTCCTTTCAAGATTACCCTTAAGAACGCGGTCGATGGGGCGTACGTATGAGGCACCTCAACCTCCCTTCTGGTGGGTGGGCGGACGTGCGCGAACCTGACGAACTCACGACCAAGGGCAGGCGCGCGATTCAAAGAGCCCTACTGCACATCTCCCCCGAGACCAGAACGGCGCTCCAGGAGATCAAGCGCCTTCGCGACAACGGGACAGCCGAAGAGGATCTGCCCAAGGTGCAGGATGTCTTCAGTCAACAAGATGCCGAGGCCTCGTGGGAAGCCAACGACGCCTGTGTGCTCGCCTTGGTGGCGAAGTGGTCCTTTGAGCACTCCATCACCGCAGACGGGCTGCAAGAGTTGCCGGTGGCCGACTACGACAAACTCACGGCCTTCTGCGCCCCTGCCATCCAGGCCGGCCAAGTGGACTTCTCCCCGACCAAGGAAGTTCTGGCTGATCCGGAGGGGCATGTAAACCACCCTTTTGGCAACTTGAGCGAGTCAAACAAGCCCTCGCCGGATTCATCCGGCTCCCCGGTCCCCTACCCGATGCCGTCCGAGACCACCGTCTCGTCCGTCTGACTGGCTGGACCTTCGAGGAGATCGACAACGCCCCGGCCAAGCGGGTTGACTGGCTCTTGGCGGTAGACAGAGAGTTCCAAGAGGCGCGTCGTTCAGATGTCTCGTCAAGGAGCCCTAATTGACCGGTGAGGCCGACTTCACGTTCAGGGTGGACCCCAGTTCGGTCGATAAGTGCTCGTCGGCCCTGGATGATCTGAAGCAGCGGATGCACGTTGCCAACTCCCGCGCCACCGCGAGCGGGATCGCTGCGGTGCAAAGGCGATCCAAAGAAGCCGCTTCGGGCGCTCCTGGCCCGAAGGTAATCACGGGAAGGCTGAGGGACTCGATCTGGGTCGAGGGCCCTGAGCCGAGCGGCGACAGTCGGTTCTCGGCCAAGGTCGGGCCCACTGTGATCTACGGACGCATCCAAGAGTTGGGCGGAACCATCGTCCCCAAGACCAAGAAGACCCTCTTCTGGATAGGTGACGATGGGCAGCCGCATTTCGCCATGCGGGTCACGCTCCCTCCTCGTCCTTATATGCGCCCCGGGCTCAGCTCGGCCATGCCCGAGATCCAAGACGCATACGCCAGCGAGTGGGGCAAAGCCACTTCCTCCGACTACCAGGAAGGCTTTGCGACTCCCTCCCCGCCGCCCCCTCCCGAGCCGCCATTCACGCACTCAGCCAAGTTCTTGGCCTACGAGGAGGCTCAGCTTCACGACGTGATGCGGGAGGGCCGCAGCTCCTACGAGGGCGAGGAATTCAAGCCCTACGGCTCCAAGAATGTGGCCAGCGAACCCAGACCCGAGTCTGAGATGGAGGCGTGGCGGAAGCTCCAGCACAACCCCTCTCCCAAAGAGATGGCTGAGTCTCAAGAACGGTTCTCTCGCCTCGATCGCAAGCTAACTTCTCGTCCGGGAACGAGCCGTACTCCGCTCCGCAAGTTCCATGCCGAATCCGGGATGGAGTCCTGGGACGCTTACAACCAGGCTTTAGCGCGGTTCGCGAAACGGCACCCGAGCAGCGGTCTGATCAGTGCGCTGCGAGACGAGAGCCCCCGGGTGGTCCGCGCCCGCAAGGCTACTGAGAATGTGACCAAGCCGGTCAAGGCTGCTGCCAAGAAGGCTCATCACGGTAGTGGATTTACCAAGAAGGTGCGCGGGTTCGGGATTCGCCGAATCCTCTAGCGGATCAGTAGGGCGATGGCGCCCAAGATGCCGACGCTGAGCGGTATCGAACACCCGAGACAGCCACAGGGCAAGTTGAGCCTTGCGGAAGGTCGGCGTCGGTAGCCCTTGCGGCGGTTCTGCCTCCTAGGCGGGTAAGGTCGGCCCATCCGCGAGAACGTTACTCCTCTTTTTGGCAGCGTAGGCTGCTCGGACCCGATGGGCGTCCGAACAGAACTTGGCCGAGTGCTTGCCCGGGACGAACCCGATCTCGCACACCGGACAGATCGTGAGCCCCTCCGGGTAGGCCAAGATCGGTTCGCCTCTGTTGCTAGGCGGCATGGGCGGGCGTCCAAGAGGCATCGCTCAGAGTATCGCCGCTCCAGTCCTGGTCTTCGCACCGCTCCTGGCGCCTAGCTTCGCGCCAGTCGTTGATCTCGCGGTGCAGCCCGGTCAGGAAGATCGATCCCATGCTACTTAGGCTCAAGACGACGACCGCGTAGCAGCAGAGATAGGCGATCTGCACCTTCCGGTCCCACATCGAGGCGATCCCGGTCGACCAGACCTGGGTCACGTCGTGGGCCAGGTAGAGGCAGCCTAGCGATCCGATAACGGCCGCGATCAGAGTCACGCCGAAGGCTAGGCCTAGGCCGGTGCGCTCCGTGCTCCACTCGATCAGGTTGGGCGCTGTCTTCCAAGTAGTCATTACGGTCTCCTTGCGAGCTATTCCTTACGCCAAGAGTGCGCGTAACCCGTAGGAATGTCAAGCGCCGTCAGTAAATCGTGACAGGAGGTGGGTATGCCAGGCGAGTACCTCCCTCCTGTAGTCGCGAGCCTCACCGGGGACACGTCCGACTTTGATGAGGCGATCGACGACGCCAAGGAGAAGCTGGACAGCTTCAACGAGACGGATGCCACGGCCACCCTCGATCTGGACGACGAGGAAGCCCAGGCCACCTACGACGAGATGTCGGCCCAACTGGACGACTGGGATGCCAAGCAAGAGACCGCAACCCTCAGCGTCGATGACGAAGAGGCGATGGCCTCGATCTTGGAACTCGACGCCCAGGCCGACGAATGGGGCAAGAAGCGCGAGGACGCGTCGATAGGCATCAGCGACACCAAGTGGGCCGAGGCGATGGCTCAGATGACAGCACTCACGGCCGAGATCGAGGTGCTTTCGGCGGCCTATGACGAACTAGCCGCGAGCGCTGACGCTGCCGCCAATGCCGAAGACTCGGGCGGTGGGGGCGGAATGGCCTTCGACCTGGGAGACGCCCTCGGCGCTCTCGGGTCATTTCTAACGGCCGGCCTATTGGGGGTAGCGATCGGAATCGCGCTAACGGGTCTTATCGCCATTGTCCAGGGCCTTTCGTTCGCCATCGGCGGCCTTGTGACCATGTTCTCCATCGCGCTTCCGGGAGCTCTTGCATTCGCCGCGATGGCCTTTGAGCCTCTGGAGAAGGTCATCACGGCGATCACGGCCGGAACCCAACTCACCGGCCCGTTGGGAACGCTGGAAACAGCAATCCTCGGGATCAAGAGTGCGTTCGACCAGATGGAGGCGCTGGCCCAACCAACGATCTTTGCCGCGCTCATCAATGTGGCTCAGCAGTTGGATCGGATTCTCCCCACACTCGCCCCACTGTTCACCACGGCAGCTGCCGGGTTTCAGGCATTTATGGACCCGATCCTTAAGTCGATGGAGAATAACAACTTCACCCAGTTCATAGGCTGGATGTCGAAAGAAGGGGTCCCTGTGGCGAGTGCCTTTGGCACCGCTGTCGCGAACATTGGGATCGCTTGGGCCAACTGGATGCAAGCCTTTGGCCCCGCGCTCCCGGTCCTTGAGGGTGGCCTGAAGACCGTAACCAAGGACTGGAAGAATTTTGCCGAATCCCTTCAGAAGTCGCCTGCGTGGAATGACAACTTCCTCAAGAACGGAGAGAAAGACTTAGCCCAAGTCGGGATCTTCTTCAAGAACCTCGGCAACGCCATAGGCCAGTTGTTCCTCTCGATCGGCCCAAATGGACCCGTGATCCTGAGCGACCTCAACCATGCGTTTGAGTCGATGGCCAAGATCCTGACCCCGCTTCTCGGTCCGTTGGCCCACCTGTTCGCCGGACTGGCCACCGACCTTGGGGATTTCTTGGTTGGGCTCTCGGGGGGTGGTCATACCACCACCAAGAACTTCGGGAAGCTCATCACGCAGCTAGGGGACGACGCCAAGAAATCTGGGCCCGAGTTCAGGAAGCTGGGCGAGGACATCGGCGACATCCTGGGCCCGGTCAGCCAAGTCTTTGGCCCGCTGGCCACCCTTGTTGGGCTTATCAATAAGGCCGGACCGACCAAGCCCCTCTGGGACAACATCCTCCAGGGGCCGTTGGCCAACATCACCGCCGACTCATCCAAGACACAACAGGGACTCCTGCAGTCGTGGGCTGCCACAGGCGCACAGTTTGAACACAACATCAACTCGTGGATGAAGTCTGTGGACAAGGATGTGGCGGGAGGCATGGCCACATTCGCCGACGAATTCACCAAGGTGTGGAGCAACGTCGGGACGGCGCTCAACAACTGGATGAAGGACTCGGTGGGGCCGTCCTTTCACGACTTGCCCGGAAACATCGTTCATGCGATGTCGGGCATGGCCGGAACGGTAGGGGGCTTCTTTGTAAGCGTCTGGGACAAGATCGAGAAAGACGTCACCAGTTTCATAGCCACGATCGTCGGCTACTTCTCCAAACTCCCGGGCGACATAACAAAGGCTGTAGGAAACATCAGCATTGGCGGGATCAGTCTCGGCAGCCTTTCTCACCTCATCCCTGGACTCGCCTCGGGCGGCCCGGTTCTCGCCGGCGTCCCCTATATAGTCGGCGAGAACGGCCCGGAACTCCGAGTCTTCAGCTCCCCCGGAGCGATCGTTCCCAACGGCCAGTTCGGTCGGGGGATCACCTATTCCCCCAGCTACAACATCACCCTGCAAGGGACCGATCCTTCGCTCCTGGGTCAGGTCCGGGCGTTGCTGACTCAGCATGATGCCCAGTTGCAGCAGCAGTTACTGGCCTCCGGCTACTGATGGGGATCGGCTTTGTCGGGGCTGGGGCCTGCCTCAATCCGCTCTCTAGTGCTCCCCAAGCCCAGATGCCGACCGCTGCCGTGCCCGGCAATCTAGCGGTGGCGTGTGTAACCGATCCGGGTGACTGGACCGCCACGGCCCCCTCTGGCTGGACGCTGATTGGCAATGATGGCGAGAACCAGACCTTGTTCTCCTACACCGTCCAGCCGGGCGACCCGGGGGCGACGTTCACATTCGGAGATAGCACCGGGAACGGCACCGCCGACATCGTCGTCTACTCGGGCGTTGCGGGCGTCGGGCCGCACGGCGGCGCGGCCAACTCCCTGGTAGCGCCCTCGGTGACTGCCCGCGAGTCGGGCGACTGGCTAATCGGTTTCTGGGCCACGATGGGCACTTCCGATCCCAGCACGTTCACCCTCACCGTGCCCGTGGCGATGACTGGCGACCTTGCAAGGGGCGGCTCCTTTAGCAGTTCCCACAATTGGTACGCAGCTCGCGCCGTCGGCCATCTCTTGCTGGGTTCGTCGGGCGCGACAGCCACGCAGACCGCGACGGGCGCTTGGAGCAGCGGCTCTGGGCAGTTCGAGGGTGCCCTGGCGCTTATCCTGTATGCCATCGCCCCGCCGCCGGCCCCGACCCTTCTATCGCCAGCCAACGGTGCTTACCTGGACCTCGCCGCGGGACAGACCTTCTCCTGGACCTACAACGGCGTAGGGACACCCCAGACCCAGTATTACTTCCAGCGGGTGCTCTCGGGGACCCAGTCGTGGTGGACGGGCTCCGCATTCACGGGGAGTTCGACAGCTGTCACCTCGTCCTCGACCTCGATTGCCTTCGGCTCCACCACATGGACGGACGGGGACACCTACACCTGGCTCGTCAACACGGTCAACGCGGCCGGAGCCGGAACCTACTCGGCCCCGTTCACGATCATCGCGGAGGCGGCTCCCACTCTCTCGGTGAGCGCGCCGACTGGAACCCAGACCACGTTGGGACCGACCGTTACTTGGTCGGCCACCTTCCCGACCACAGCGCCGACGCAGGTTACCTACCGGATCTGCGTCTACTCCTCCGCGCAGTACGGCGCCGGTGGCTTCTCGCCCGGAGTTTCCGCAGCAACCTACGACTCGGGCAACGTCAATAGCACGGCGACCTCGGCCGTCAGCGGGCAGTTGACCGCAACCGGCACCTTCCGCGCCTATGTCCAAGTGACCGATGCGCATCAGGCGTCTGCCTGGGAATACTCCCAGTTCACCCAGAGCGTCACTGTCCCTTCGGCCCCCACGTTGACTGCGGCATGGCAGTCTGCCTCGGCCTCGGTTCTGCTCACGGCTACCGGGAGCGGGACTTTCGACTCTCAACCGACCTATGCCAGTTTCTTCTACTCCGACAACGGAGGAACGACCTGGCAGTGGGTCAGGGGTGGATCGGACGTCTCGCTCTCTACGGGCACAGCGACGCTAACCGATTACGAGATCCCGGCCAACGCCACCCGGGAGTACTACGCGGTGGTTTCCGCCCTGGTCTCGGGTGCCGTCTACACCTCCAACCCGTCGACAACGCAGAGCGCGACCTCAAGTCTCTCCAACTGGTGGCTCAAGAACCCACTCACTTCTGGCCAGAACATCACGGTCGAGGTCTCGGCAGACTTCGCCACCGACCGGATAGAGCAGAGCACGGTCAACTACCTTTTGGGGCAGGACCTCCCGGTGGTGCTGTTCGACACGGTTGCGGGGACGGATGGGTCGATCACCGTCACCACGACCACCAGCGCGGCCTACACGGCCTTGGAGACGATCCTTGGCGCCCAGGCCGTCCTCCTCTTGCAGAGTCCATTTGGCGGCAACTGGTACATCCGGTTGGCGATCACCACGGCTTCGGCCAGCACGGCACAGGAGTCGGGAACCCTCTCGGCCAGCTCCGCTGCTTCGCCCTTTAGGGTCACGATCGTCTCGTACGTCAACGTGGCGATGCCCCCAATCACTTCCTGATGTACCCGGCGTCCGCTCTCTTCCAGAGCACCTGCTCCGGTTCCTACAAGATCGCCCAGAACGCTTTGGTGTTCTCCGAGGGCGTGCAGGTCCTTCCTCCCGCGGGTCAGAGCATTGCCATCGCGTCCTCGGGCGGTTCGGTGACGGTGGACACGACCCAAGCCGTGCGGCGAACGATGTCGATCACACTCATCGACCCCAACGGATGGCTGACCCCCACCTCGGCGTCTTCTCCCCTCTCGCCTTTCGGGAATGAGATGCAACTCTTCTCGGGGATCACCTATCCCTCGGGCGCTGTGGAACTCATCCCGCTCGGGATCTTCGCCATGACCTCGGTGCTGCCCAACTTTAGCGGGAACAACTTCACCATTGCAGTGCAGGGATCAGACCGGGGCTACACCGTGGGGTTGCGGACCCTCACCTCTCCGATCTCGTTCGCGGCTGGCATAAGTGTCGCCTCGGCCATGACGACCCTGATCGGAGGTTTGATGCCCAACGGGGCGCAGTTGGTGATGAACTCTGCCGCTTACTCGGCCACGATGGTTGCCACCACGCTGAACATGGGCGACAACCCCTGGACGGATGCGGTGCAGCTGGCCCAGAACATCGGGATGCAGCTCTACTTCGACCTCTACGGGAACTGCCAACTGCAACCGGTCCCCGATCCCACAACCGTCTCTCCTTCGTGGAACTTCAACTACGGCAACGGCTCAATGATTCAGGGCGCGGCCCGCAATCTCACCCAGCAAGGCGACTCGGGGCCGATCTCCAACGACTTCTACATGATCTATGAAGGGACGGGCACCACGGCCTCAGACAACCCTCCCGTTCAGGGAAGGGCTTTCGACAACAACCCTCAGTCCCCCATGTATATCTACGGGCCATTTGGCGACGTGCCGAGCTTCGTCTACACATCGGTCTTGCAGGCCCAGGCCGACGCCGACGCCGCAGCGCAGCAGCTTCTCTCGCTTTCCGAGGGGGAGGCCGACGGCCTGACGCTCACCACCCAGCCCGTCCCCTTCTTGGACGGCTACGACGTGGTCTCGGTGGACATTCCCAAGATGTACGTGAACGCCAACTATGTGATCGACGCCCTGACCATCCCGATAGGGTTGGGACAGGGGTCGACCCTGACCCTCCGTAAAGCGGTGTCGGGCGCATGACCAGAGGACTCGGCAAGACCTTCGTGGGGATGCACGCCAAGCCCCAGGGTCACCAGTTCCATGTCGGCTACGTCCAGTCGATCCAGTGGAGCGACACCCCTCCCGACCTGACCATCCTCTTCAGCGCCAACACCAACGCCGTCTCTGGCATCCGTTTCCTCTCGTCCTACTCCCCGCAGGTTGGGGATTACGTGATGGCCACCCACACGGGAAGCATCCGGGTCCAGGGCGGCGGTGACTGGCTGGTTTTAGGGACGGTGGGCGTGGCCTCTGGCTGGCAGACCTTCTCCTACTCCAACTCCTGGGTAAGCGGGGGTGGACCGGCAGCCGCGGGGACCGTCGCCGGGTACCGGATAACGGGAAATATCGTGAGACTGGGCGGCAACATCAAGAGCGGCGCGAACAACACATCCCCCTTCACGCTGGCCGCCGGGTACCGCCCGGCGGCGCAGGTCTATCTCACCAGCGCGTCAGACGTGAGCAACGCGCCGAATGTAGCCCAAGTCTCCATCACCACAGCCGGGGTGGCAAACGTGATCGCCGCCTCTGGCTGGGAAGTGGTGGTGCTCGATGGGATGACCTTCACGGTCGACTAATCGACGGTGTACGTGGCTACGCCGAGGCCACGGTGACGACAAAGATCGACGGCGCCAACCAGGACTGCTACTTCGATATCCAACAGACCTGAGGAGGCATATGGCTTACACCATCTACCAGGGAGACCTCCTGCCGGCCCTTGTCTTCACAGCAACCAGCCAGCCTTCTGGAGCAGCGGTGGAACTCACTGGCGCCACCTGCACGGTGTTGTTCGGCCCCACAAACGGCCAGGCGGGGTTCGTTGGCGCGGGGAGCGGAACCATCCTGGACAACGTCTACACCTACCAGTTGGCGACCGCCGACACGGCCACGGCGGGCACGTTCCAGGTCCAGCTGGAGGCTGTCTTCCCCGGCTCTCTTCCCCAGCACTTCTCGCCCCAGATCGTTGTTATCCAAGCCCCGGTGGCCTAAAACCAACTCATTAGGAGACTCGTTGTGCCCCTGACGAACTACGGCGACCAATCGCTCATCCAGAATCTCTTCGGGAAGACGGTCTACACCTTCCCGAGCACGCTCTATGTGGCGCTCTCGACCACGACCCCCGCCCAACCGACAGGTTCGCTGAACTTCACCGAACCTTCGGGTAACGGCTACGCCAGGGTCGCGGTGACCAACAACACGACCAACTGGGTCGAGGTCAGCTCCCCGCCCACAGACGGGTACGAGCAGGCCAATGGGACGGCGATCACCTTCCCCACTGCGACCGGATCGTGGGGGACCGTGACCTACTTCGGGGTCTACGACGCCGCCACCTCGGGCAACTGCATCGGGTTCGGAGCCCTGACCACCAGCCAGACGATCAGCCTGGGGGGAACACCCTCGTTCGCGATTCAGGCGATGACGATCCTGCTCTCGTGAGCGAATTGGAAGGCGGCGAGCACACGCTACCCAAGGGCGCGATAGTCATCCCTGCCGACGATGAGCCGATCGTGCTGTCCGAAGGCGGCCGGCTGATCGTTCCCTTTGGGATCGCCCTTGAGGGGAAGCTTGTGGTGCAGTCTCGAACGAGCCAGAAAAACTGATGAGGCTGAGACGCGCTGGAGCGCTGGTTGCGGGGATCGGGGCGATCCTCGCCATCGCTTTCACCCTGCTCCCCGCCGCTGCCCACTCGGCCAAACTCACCGCACCCACCAACCTGCAAGGACAGGTCGGCCCTAGCTCGGTCAACCTGACTTGGAACGGGGTCGCGGGCGCCACCTCCTACCAAGTGGACCAGCGGGACACCCAGATCGACGTCACGTCGTCCACTGAGTACCCGGTCGCCCCGCTGAGTGCTGGGTGGTACACCTTCAAGGTCCGGGCCCAGGCGTCCGGGGAGCGCACGTCCTCTCCCGCCGTCATCACGGTTCATGTGGCCTCCGGAGGGCCAACCCCCACACCGACGTCGACGGGCACCCCAACTCCAACTCCCGCTCCCACAGGGACGCCGGGCACTTGCTCGCCGGGCACTTTCCCCACGTCCTACTTCTCGCCGGACTTCGAGGGGCCGATCTCGCGCACCTTCTCGGAGCAGTTCATCACCGACTCGGGGAGCTACATCACCACCTGCTACCCGGCGGGTTCGAGCGCACCTTCGAGCGGACACCCGGGCGGGGCGCAGGCTCTCCTGCCGATCACGGCTGGGTCTGCGGATTCCTACACCCTCACCTACGACCTGCGGTTCCCGGTCGGGTTCGAGTTCGTCAAGGGTGGGAAGCTGCCCGGATTGTGCGGCGGCCAGTGCTGGACTGGGAGCAACAACGGAGCGGGTGGATGGTCTGCTCGGTTCATGTGGCGCACCAGCGGGCAGGCGGAAGTCCTCCTGTCCGATGCCACCACGACCGGCTACGGCACGGACCTTGGGTTGGGAAGTTGGGATTGGCTGGCAGACGGGCAGTTCCACACACTGACCGAGCAGGTCACCATGAACACTCCGGGGCAGCCTAACGGCGAGATCACCGTCACCTACAACGGGGTGCAGGTCAACCAGTTCACCGGCCTGACTTTGTCTGCCTCGGGGGACACCGAGGAGATCGACTCACTCATGTTCACGACCTTCTACGGTGGGCATGACAGCTCTTGGGCACCGAATAGCGTCCAGCACATCGACTTCCGCAACTTCGCCGTAGGGTAACCTCGTGGCCTACACGGTCACGATCACTTATACGTCGCCGACCACGGCGAACTCGGTGCTGCGCTTCTATGAGGTAGACCCCACCGGGACGGTGATCCAGGACCTCTACGCCTTGGGGTCGGGGCTGGCCGCCACCGCGACGATCTCCCCGTCGACTCCGGCATCCACGAGCCTCCTGGTCATCGAGATCGGGATGAACGACGGCACCGCTCCTGGGGCGACGATCTCGGGAGTCTCGGACGGCACGAACACATGGTCGCAGGCCGCGATCTCGCAGAACTCCGCCCGCAAATCGTCCGACGCCCAGTGGTACTCCTACCAGGGCAACACCGGAGCGGTGGACAAGGCGGTTGGTGCAGCCCCGGCCTCTACGACTGCTCCCTCGTCCGGCGCCACTGGCACCACCACCAATGCGACCGACTTTGTGCTCGGTGGTCATGCCTACGCCGGGTCCAGCTCGGTCACCGACACCATCACGGCCGGTGGGTGGACGGTAGAGACGCAGCGCACCTCGACCGGCTCGGACACGATCAACAACGTCTCGGGCTACCAGGTCACCTCTTCCACGGGTAGTTTCACGTTCGCAGGCACTCTGTCGGCGACAGAGCAGTGGGCGGCCACCTGCGTCGCCTACGAGCTGCCGTCGGGGGGTGGGGCGCCGGTTGCCCTCGCCGGCCAGATCGCCTCGTCCTCCACCCTCAGCGCTACCGCACTCGACGGCGAAGCGCTGCACGGACAGATAGCCTCCGCCTCAACGCTCTCTGCCGTCCTCTCGGTGGCGGTCCCGCTGTCGGGTCAGATCAGCTCGGCATCAAGCCTCAGCGCGACTCCCAGCGTCGCCGTGGGGGTGGCCGGGCAACTCTCGTCCGTCTCGGCTTTGTCCGGCGACCTTCTTGAGTACGTCCCGCTCGCTGGGGCCATCGCGTCTGCCTCAACGCTTGGCGCCACGCCTTCCGTCGCCGTTGGGTTGGCGGGTCAGGTCGGGTCGACAGCGACCCTCTCCGGGACGCTCGGTCAGGCGGTCGCACTCGGCGGCCAGATCGCTTCTTCCTCGGTCCTGTCCGCGACCGTGCTGGATGGCGAGGCCCTCCACGGACAGATAGCCTCAGCGTCGACCTTTGCAGGATCGCTCAGCGTGGCCGTCGGCCTGAAGGGCCAGATAGCCTCAGCGACCACTCTCTCTGCGGCGCTGGCCATCCCTCTCTCGGGTCAGATCAGCTCAACCTCGACGCTTTCCGGCGATCCGTCAGTAGCCGTAGCTCTTTCTGGACAGGTCACCGCTAGCTCGGTCCTCTCGGGCCAGCTGCTAGGCAGCGCCGCTCTCGCGGGAGAGATCGGCTCCGCGTCCACCTTGACCGGGGCGCTCTCGCAAGCCCAGGCACTTTCGGGTCAGATCGGCTCCGTCTCGACCTTGGGCGCATCCCTCTTGGACGCCGACGCCCTGCACGGGCAGATCACATCCGGCTCGACCCTGTCCGGCTCGCTCGCGGTCACCACTCCTGTCCCGCTGTCGGGTCAGATCGCATCTGCCTCCACACTGAGCGCCAAGCCCTCGGTGAAGGTGGCACTGGTCGGCCAGGTCGCCTCGGCTTCCACGCTCTCGGGCACCGCTCAGACCGCCATCCCGCTCGCTGGCCAGATGGCCTCCACGTCGTCTCTGTCGGGCAAGCTGGGAGTCCTGATCGCGCTCTCGGGGAGCGTCCAGAGTTCGTCCAGCCTCGCGGGAAGTGCGCTGCTAGCCATCGCCCTCTCCGGGCAGCTCGCAAGTTCATCCGGTCTATCGGGTGATCTGGGTATCTGGGTCGCGCTTGCGGGCGAGATCAGTTCTCAGTCGGCGCTTGCGGGTGATCTCCAGGTTCGCCTCTCGGCCACGATCTTCCTCTACTTCAACGTCTTCGCCTGGGATGGGCATCTGGGCGCGGCAAGTTTCGACGGAACTGTCTCCGCAGAGGCGAGCGACGGGAATCTCAGCGCCGAGTCCTGGAACGGCGAAGCGGACGCGAACGCCTGGGATGGCCAAATCACAGCCAAGCTGATCTAAACCGGAGCGCCCTATGCACCTCACTACATCCCTGGCAGAGCGTTCCTCTCATGGCAGATGAACCAGTCCACGGCAACGGGGACCGGACGGCCAAGGACTACCTGGCCAGCATCGAGAAGAAGGCGGACACCGCTCAACGCTCGGTAGACGACCTCTACAACCGCCTGTTCGGACTTCCCAAAGACCCCAGCGACACGGGAGCTCTGGGAGCGATCCGCGAGGACATCCGCCTGTCGTTTCGCAGGCACAACACCGACGACGACGCTCGTTGGGCAAGACACGATCAAGAGCAGACCAGGCGCGACACGGAAGATTCCGCAAGGGAAGACAAGGACGTTGAGGGCAGACGTTGGCGCCGCACCTTCCTTGTCGCATTGGGCGGCGTCTTGGTCGCTTTCGCCACTGTCATCGTCCTGGTGGTGCTGAGATGACAAAACGCAAAGACACCCTGCTGATGGGCGTGCTCGGCCTCCTTGCGTTGGCAGTCGTTCTGGTCGGCTGGGCGGCAATCTCCTTTCATAACCAGAGCAACGCCCTACAGAAGGCCGAGAACAAGGTAGTGGCCGCAAACCACCAGGGATCGCTGCGAGACCACGAGTCCTTGCGCCATCTCCAGAGCCGGGTGAACTTCCTCGACCACGCGCTGGACTTGGTTTGCAAGGAAGCTGCGCTCCCGTGTCCCCCACCCTTCCCGAATGTCAAGCCGATACCCAAGCCGACGGGCGGCACGTCCGGGTCGGCCACAGCGGTGCCCACGCCCAGTGAGAGCCGCGCCAGTCCTTCGGGTGAGCCAACGGCCACGCCGAGCCCTTCCCCCACGCCAACCCCAGTCCTCTGTATCGGGAGTTTCTGCATTGGATGACCTGGTCCTCGAGCGCATCACGGCTCCCAAGCCGGTCGGCGCGTACCTGCACTCGCTC